TTCGGTTTTTGCATATCCAAATTCTTTTATTTCATCAGAATTTAATTTATTTTGATTTATCAATCTGGTGGCATCTTTAAAAAACCCTTTTTTAATTTCAAATCCAAACGCTTTTCGATTACAATTTTCAGCAGCCAAAAGCGTTGATCCGCTTCCGGCACATGGATCAATTACCACTTCACCATCATCGGTAAAAATTTTAATCAGTCGTTCTAATAATTCAACCGGTTTTTGTGTTGGGTGGATTTTTTCTGTTTTTGTGTCCTTTGCCCAATCCATGCAATTCATTATCATTTTGCCTTTATTATTAAATTTAGGAAGTTTGTCCCGATAAAGCAGCACGGCATATTCGCAATTACCTACTACTTTCATATTCGCCTTTAAAACTTGAGCAGAAAAGTTTTTGCGAAAAACCAAATTTATATATTTATTTAGACCGTATTTTTTAGCCTTTTCAATAATTTCAAACTGTTGATCGAACGCACAAAATACAATCATACAAGGTGATTTACCTGTTTCTTTTGGCTCTGGTCTAAGCATTTTAGTACAGAAGTGTAAAAACTCTGATATTTTAAAATCTTTATCGGTATCAAAAAACTCGGTTCCTGCAAGTTTTGATTCACCGTTTTTGTTGTCTCCATCCTCATACCATGAAGGATTTGATGCATAAGCGTTTATTCCTAAATTATATGGAATGTCTGCTATTATTAACTGTGCTTTTGGAATGTTGTATTGTTTATAATTTTGGAAGTGATCGTTATATAGTGGCATATTATTTATTTTTAGACCTATTTATTTTTAACCCATTTCCCATCCATAAACATTGCATCAACCCAAGGTTGAATTTTATCATTACACCGGGATCGTCTGATATTAGCCATGTGCATAGCCGTTTCACCTCCAAACTCTTTTGTGATAATGCCGGAAAGTTGGGCGTCGGTCAAACGAATACCAGGATACATTTTATAGGCCTTTTCGGTAATTGATAAGTACCAATTTTGTTTTAGTTCTTTCATTTTGTATTGTTGTTTTATTTAATTAATTATATTTTATCGCCATTTCACGTGAAATAAAAAAATGAATACCCGATGAGCATTCGTTAAATCTTTCTTCGTCAAAATCAAGTACTTCGTTGATTTTGCCTACTTTATAGATGAAATCAGAATCATGATTGCTTCGAATTTCTTTTAATTCAGAGATTGAGCCGTCAATATTTTGGATTTCCAAACATTTAGCCTTTGAGCATCGACATTTTAAAGATGTTGCGGAGCTTCGTTTAGCATCCTCACAAATTTCAATTTTTACGATCTTGCCTTGCGCTTTTTTATATGCTATAAAAGAATCATCGGGACATTGAGAAAGTAAGAATCCTGTATTTTCATTATAGTCTGCACCGCTCAGGTTGGCACCGCTCAGGTTGGCATGTCTTTTAATGGCTTCTAAAACGGTATTTTTAAGAGTATTATTTTCACATTTTAATTCAAAAAGTAATGATCCAAATACTGATTTAATTTCAATTTTTGTTTTCATTTTGTTGCTATTACGATGATAGTCAATATTAATAAATACACTCCGATAATCCAAAGGATTGCGTTTGTGATCCGATCAGATTTTTTGCTTTGAAAAAATGAGGTAAAAAAGATGTCGAGTTTGTAGAGTTTATTTTTCATTTGATTTGATTGTTGTGAATTACATATTTTGAACTATGCAATCCGTGATGATTAATGGTTGAGCAACTTGTTAATAATAAAATTGAAATAATGAGTAAAATAAATTTTATTTTTTTCATATTGATTCGATGGATATTAATTTAGCTGAGTTTCTGATTTTTAGTTGAATTTTGGCAATAAATTTAAATTTGGCTGTGATTGTTTCAGTATAATTTATTGATCCTTTTGGTGTCATTATTTCAAATGTACCAGTGTATGTTTTATTTTTCATAGCTTTTATAAAATAATGGTTTCTTACTTAAATTTTCCGGATCGTTACCAAAACAAGCCGGGCGGGTATCACTGAATTTATTCTCGCATATTTTAAGGCGTTCTAAGCAGCAAAAATAACAGGGATTAAGCAATGTGTCATTTTTTAAAATGATTTCTTTGGCAATGATAACACCCCCAAAAATACGGGACGTTGTACCTGGTGCAATGTAGATTCGTTTTTTAGTTTTGTTCATAGTTAATTCAAGATTAATATATTTGTCGATAAAACATTATTTGAATCTTTTTCGAAAAAATAAAATGCGATAACCGTTATTAACGGAATAATTAAAATATCATTTTTAAACATGGTTTTAAGGGTTAAAGTGAATGATTAGCTATTTAATTGTTTCCACTGCTCGATTGCAAGATTCAAACTCATTTCAATAATCTTAAATTTTTTATCCGACCTTGGAGTATTAATTATTTGACCTGATTTCAACCAATCCTCCCATTCTTGAACCGTTTTTATTTCGCAGCCAAATATGATATGGTAATCTGTTAATGTGAGATTATAGCAGAAATTTAAAATAAAAACTTTTTTAGTCACCTCTGCATCACCGAACACCCTTGCATTACCGAACACCTCTGCATCACCGGACACCCTTGCATCACCGAACACCCTTGCATTACCGAACACCCTTGCATCACCGAACACCCTTGCATTACCGAACACCTCTGCATCACCGAACACCCTTGCATCACCGAACACCTCTGCATCACCGGACACCCTTGCATCACCGAACACCCTTGCATTACCGGACACCCATGCATCACCGAACAGATTTTCTTCTTTTTCTAAAAATCCTCCCTTGTCTCCAATTTTACCCCATTTGCAATCAGTGATTAATTCGATTCTAAATAGCGTTTTGCCTAAAAAATTTACCTTTGTCTCTGATGTTAATTTGAAATGTTTCATAAGATTTGTTTATTTGTTAAAGTGAATAATTAATAACATTGATAAGATAAGAGCCAATAAGGCGATGAGATTTTGCAAGTTGCGTGAATTGAATTTTTTCATGTGATTAGTATTTAAGTGGTTATTGAACTGCTTATCGGGTGTTTTGTCTTTCATACTTCTTTTGCCAATTTATAAAGAGTATTAGAGCTCTTTTCACATACACACATATAAGTTTCAAAATGCTGAATAAGATAAAGTTTAACAGCTTCTTTTTTGTTTTTAGCTTCAATTGTCATTGCTTCAATTTTGTACTTTTTCATACTGTTTATATTTAAATTGTTTGTATTTCATTTAAAGATTCTCTTGTGATTGTCATGATCGTTATATTTAGTAGTTGTTTAATTGAATACCCAAAAGTAATACATTCATTTCAATTATGCAAATATATTATCTACTTTCTGCAATAAAATAACAAACTTTATATATTATCAAGCAAAATAGTTGTAAATAGGGCTTCGTTCCCGTCCATATTGATTAATTCAAGGTTAATATCAACCGCTCCCATGCTTCCAAATTCTTTATTTTGTCGACAATTTGCGATTCCAGCTTTTGGATTACCCATATAATTATCATCAATAGGCAAATAAACTACTAAAGAATTGCATTTATTCTGAATTGCACAGTCCAAATAGTGAATGAATTTTTTTGTTAGTTCGTTATAAAATAGATTTGTTTTTGATAGTAGTACCGGTAAAATCTGATTTTCCATAAACAAGGTATCTTTTTCAACTTTCCTGTATTGTCCCTGATTCGTGCATTTGGATAGATAAGCCTTATTTGCTTCTATTTTCTGCCGTATAAAATCCACCTCTGTTGAATCCATTGTTTGAAATGGTATGTTTGATTTAATGAGGGGTGCTTCTTCCTTAACGGGCTTTAAAATGGGCTTTGTTTGTTTTAGTTGGATCATGATGGTTTGTATTTTAAAAAGGCAGTTCAATTTTCTTATTTTCTTCACTCAAAATATCTTCAACATCCCCCTGTATTTCCCTCCGGCCCTTATAAAATCGCTGACATTTATCAGGTTCACCATATAACCTCATTAATACCTCTTTTACCACATTCCGGGGTGTTTTTTGCGTTATAATTTCAGGGAATAACATAATGTTTGATACGGAAAAATAACCCGATGGGGTGCATGCTGTGATTCGATCCTTTGACAAAATATCCTTTAATTCCATCATTACATATTTTATGTCGCCTGCCTGGCTATTAGGCAAAATTGATTCTTGATAAATTGATTCTAACTTTAATTTTGAAAAATTGCATTCAAAAACAAATTCATGCCAAATTTTCTCCAATTCTTCAAAACTTGTTTGCTCCGGTTTAGTGAAATGAATGCTTAAAATTCTTCGCTCTTCCTCATCCTTAACAAATATAATCGGATCAAAATTACTGGTCATTAAATAGTTTCTATGACATTTTTTCGGGCGGTGAGAACTCTTATATTTGTATTCAACTTCGCACGTATTAGAGGTTATCATAGACTTAAATTTATCATATACCTTCGTCATATCGTGGAAGCCAGCCTCATCCAAAATCGTACACCGTGAATTTATAGCAGTGGGTATATCAAATCGTCCTAATTGCATTTCTCGTCCTAAATTTGATTTGTGAGCATCTGCATTCTTTTTGCACTCACCATTTAAAAAACTGCAAATGTATTCCGAAATAGTTGTTTTCCCGGTCATTTTTTCTTTGCTCCATAAATAAAGAACGGTGTTTAATGATGGATCCAAATCATCTAATTTTGTTTGACTGCAAAAATATTGTAGGTAAATAATTTCAAGGTCGGAAAAATTGTATATCTTTTTGATCCTTTCCGAAATTTCGGTTAACTTTTCATTATCCTGATCCTTAATTATTTTAGCAAATTGTTTTTGCCTTCGTTTCGGTAAAATATGCTCAAACCAAATAAACGTTCCTTTACTCTCTGACCAATCAAATAGCATATCCGGGCTTCTGTATAATGAATAATGTTGTCTATAAATTAATTGGTAATCTATATTTTTATTCTTGCGGGTTTCTTGTTCTGCCAATCCCGGATCAGAAACTATCCGGTAGGCTATTTCCTGTAAAAAACTTGAAATATCATTTTCAGATTTTGGATCAATATACCGGTCTATAAAATCACTGATAAGTTCGTTTGACTTCCAATAATTGCCACCAAATACGATGACATCAGGATATTCAGGAAATTGGTTGACAATTGTTGAATTTAGTTTTGTACCTTCCGGGGTAACTTTTCGTATAGCGTTTTCCCTATCTAATTCCTTTAAGGTTTCGTATTCCATGATTTTAAAATAAGGTTAATTGAGATTCATAAATTCTAAAGCGTTCCAAGGACCTTTTAAAGTAATCTTTATCCAATTCTATTATCGTTAAGTTTCTGCGTTCCATGTGGGCTGCGATTGCATGACTCATGCTTCCTCCGAAACAATCGAGGATGGTATCTGTTGGCTTGGTATAGTTTTGTAAAATCCATCGGTAAAGGTCGATTGGTTTTTGAGTCGGGTGAAAACGCTGCTCCTGTCCTTGAGTTCTTTCTGAATAGATTTGAGCAACTTTGTCAAGACTTGACCATGCATACTCACACATTGCAAAACTTATCCCTTGTGGTTGAATTTTATCCCAAATAATAAAATGCTTGTTTGTTGGTAAACTAAAATAGTTACCTCCCCAAATTATTTGATTATTTGAAACTTTAAAACATAAATTAAAATGATTCGTGTCGGGAGTATTCATATCCCAATTACCATTTTTGTTTTTATATCTTTTGAATCGACCTCCACTATTTACAACACTTTTACCCAATCCATACGGAGGATCGTTATGTATCAAATCAAACTCATTATCTTTCAATCCTGCCATAAACTCATTACAATCCATATTTAAGAATCGAATACTCCTATCATTTGAAAAGTATTCGGTATCGCTAATTTTTATCATGGTTAATGAATTTTAATGTAATCAACTCCGTCAATTCTTTCAATAGCCAGTTCACCGTTTCTTATTTTCGTGTCAATGGTTGGTCTGCTAATCATATATTTTTTAGCATAGTTTGATTTTGACATTAAATCTGTTCTGATTGTTATTCGTTTCATATATTAATTATTTATAATTTTCCCATTTTACTGTTTTAAAAACCGCCTTATGATTAACCCATCTTGCAAATCGTTTTTGATATTCATTTGATTTATCAAATGCCATTACAAATGGATCAATATTTAATTCTCTCAACTTTTCAATTCTGTATAAATCTTGTTCGGGGGTACTCCAATATCCGATTAAAACATAACACATTATTCTATACGGCTTGATATGCTTAATCATTTCTTTAATGTGGGGTATTATGTCATCTTTCGGATTATCCCACGCTATATGTATTTGTTTGTGATGTTTTAGCTTGTTTAAATAAAATGCTTGTTCTTCATTCATAATTCGAACGTCTACACCGTGAAAATTTACGGGTTGCATTTCGTGTATTAAATCTTCTATTGCAAATTTCCAATCAGAATTTGCAAAGAAATTATTATCTAAAACTTCGATTCTGTTTCCGTTCGGATTTAATTTCATAGGTTTAACAGTTTGTATATTCCCTTCCTTTTGCCTGACAATACAAAACGGACAATTTCTAATACAACCCCTTGAATAAAATTGCAATGAAAAGTCATACATGGGATAAATTGAGTAGTCAGGTTCGCAGCAATCTATTTCTAAAGGCAATTGTGTTTTTAAATCATATCCTGATCCACCTTTTATTAATTCATTTGATGTAATCATTGAACTATTTATATCTTCACTAAATTTGAATAATTTGGATGCATATAGCTTATCATACTGTCCGATGGTTGCGTGTTCAACTTGATCGCCTATTGACTTATGATATGTTGATATTTTCATTAATGCTATATTCGGGAATCCGTGACCATCAACATCAATTAATCCTATATTCATTTTACAATATGTTAAAATTAAGTGGGTAAAAAACCGAATCATTCATTCGGCTTATTATATGGGTATTTAGGCTTGATCCTAAAGCGATGCAAACATACATAAAAAGAACTACACAAAATAATATTTTACAAAAAAAGTTTCTATTATTTTATTGTTTATTGTAATTCTAAATAATATAAACACTTTAAAATACTATTTCTAAATTACTTAAATAGTTTTTTAGTTTATTACCATCTTTGTGTTTTATATACGATTTTTGGTAAAAGGAAGAGTAATTTAAAAAAGTTAATGCGACTAATAAATGTATAGTATATGTCCCATATATTCCATCCTTATTAAGAGATATCCTATATCCTCCCCACCCTATTGATTTTTTATAAACTCTTTCTAATCTATTACCATACTTTTTGATAGATTTTACATTGCCAAGCGTACTACATTTATAGTCGTTTTCAAACGTTGGTATTATTTTCCACTTTTCCCATAAAATAAAACCGTAAATTTTTCTTGTATTCATAATAATAAAAATAGCACCAACCCAAAAATCGAGGATCTCACTACCCGATAAATGAAAAGGTGCTTTTAAATTTTTTAATTGCTTTGTGAGATCGCAATTATTAAAAGCAAAGATACAAAATATTATTTTAAAAATAAAATAAAAATGTAGAATTATACCCCATGCAAGTTATTTCCATGCTCATGCAACTTTTACATACCGAAAAAGCCATTCTTGCATTAACAAACGTTAAATAAAAAGCTAACTACCTGATATAGCTACTTTGTAATATTTTTTTTAACTAATATGCAAATGCAAGTAGTTTGAAAACTCTATAAAAGCCTATATGTTAATAACGATTAACATAATCCCATTAGCTATTTCAATTATCCCTATTTATTACATATTAGTTAAAAAACAGTATATCAAAAGTATTATATACCTATATATTAGTCAATTACAAATTTACATATTTTAAACTTTATGTAAAAAGCCATTTTAAAACTTGCATGGTAGTTAAAAAACTATGTAAAAACACCCTTTTGCTATGTAGGAAATTTTTTTCAACTCCAATTTATTGCATGGTAGTTAATTTTTTGACCCATTTTCTTACCTCATTAACATTCTTTACTTAATTATTTTCACTTAATTTTCTTCTTTTAAAATTGCAATCATTGCAAAACATCCCTGTTTTTTTAACAATTATGCAATAAATGGAAAATTAACATTCATTTCTTGCATAGATAATTCATTTCTTGCATACCTCTAATTACCCTAAATCATCCCCCAATCATCCCCACCCTACCAAAATATTCACAACTTTACACCTTTTTTGTTGCATATTCCAAAATCTTTTATTTACTTTGCTAATTAATTTATTAACAACTTTTGTATATGGACACCCCCATACCTACCACTGAAACCAAAATAATCAAACTCACCCCTAAACAGGAAATATTCTGCTATGAATATTGTATTGATTTTAATGCAACAAGGGCGGCAAAAGTGGCGGGCTATAATGAAAAAACGGCAAAAGTAATTGGTTGTCAAAACTTAACAAAACTTTACATTAAGGATCGTATCAAATATATGCGTGATAATTTGGCAGAAACAGCCGGAATATCAGCACTTAAAATCATCAATGAACATTCAAAAATTGCCTTTTCTTCTTTTGCAAATATGAAAGATGGCTGGATGTTATTGAAAGATTTTGATAATTTAACAGATGCTGAGCGTGCATGTATATCTGAAATTCAGACAAAAGAATCCCGGAGGGCAGATGGTGGGGATGGTATTATATTAGAAGAGTGGGTTAAAATTAAACTTTGGGACAAACAAAAATCCCTGGATAGCCTTTCCAAAATATTGGGCTATGATGCACCGGTTAAAATGGAAGTAAAAACAACAATGATACAATATCCCGAACTAACACCCGAACAAATAACACAGGCGGTTGAAAGCCTTTAAAGAAAATATAATTTCTATACCTTTAGCCAGGATTAACTTCTGGGCTTTTTGTTGTTACTATGATGAGGATTTTTTTAGGCATAAAAGAAGATTTTTTAAACCAGTTGCCCTATTATTTCAAACCGTTATAAATGAGTATGTCAAAGGAAATGCAATTTCTATCAGTGTTTCAATGCCTCCTCGATCCGGGAAGTCCTACGTTACTTCACTTTTTGCAGCGTATTGGCTTGCCCGGTTCCCTGAACTATCCGTTATGCGTAATACATGTACAGCAACCCTTTACCAAAAATTCAGTTATGACACCCGCAACATCATCCGGTCAACAAAATTTAGTGAGGTATTCCCGGAAATTGAATTGCAACCTGACAAACAAAATTTGGATGGGTGGTCATTAACAAAGAGTAAACAAGTAGGGTATTTCGGTGCCGGGGTTGGTGGTACTATTATTGGATTTGGTGCAAACCTTGCTATTACTGATGACCTTTATAAGTCAATGCAGGATGCAATGTCAACCACTACCAACGCATTTGTAAAGTTATGGAAAGAGTCAGCACATGATTCACGTAAAGAAAAAAATTGTCCTGAAATACTTATTGGAACAAGGTGGACAAAGGACGACATAATCGGGGATGCAATCGAAAAGAAACATTTATTTAGTAGTACAATTATTCAGGCACTTATCAACAATGAAACATTTTGCAGTGATGTAAAATCAACAGCGGAATACTTACAGATCAAAGAACGCATTAGTAAATCAACATGGAATGCAGAGTATATGCAGGAGCCGTTAAGTGTTGAGGGTCTATTACTCCCTATTGAATTACTTAAATTTGCCGACCTATCCAACATCCCCGAAGAAAACATCGTCTTTAAATTTGGGGTGGGCGATCCAGCTGATACCGGGGGCGACAAATTTTCATTTCCATTTTTGCACGTTGCTATTTATGAAAATTCAATTGTGTGTTACGTTAAGGACGTTATACATTCGACCTATGGCATTGAAGCCAATACCGAACGCATTATAGATAAAACAAAAGAACAAGGCTTACAAGAGCTTTATTATGAATCAAACGGGGTTGGGATAGCCGCAATTCTACTAATAAAAAATAGGTTGAACGAACATCAACGTCTCCGTGGGTTCGCCTCTACCATAAATAAAGAGGTTCGCATACTTTCCCATTATGAATTCGTTCAAAAATATTTTGTTTTTGATTCTAATTACGAACAAAATCCGGAATATAAATCATTTATCAGCGATTTAGTAAGTTATTCGAAAGAAGGGGATAACAAGCACAAGAAGGATGCTATTGATGTATTATGTTCGGCGGCTCACATTTTGAAAGTAAAGTACAAAACTATGTTGTATAGCACATAAAAAAGGGCTATTAAATTAATAATAATCCTTAGTACCACTTATACAAATCGTCTGTACAAACTATTGTATCAATCACCCTGTGGCTGGTTCAATCGTGAATATTTTATTTCCCATCAACAAACTCAATCGCTTGTTTTTCGGTTAATCCGTGTTTGATAATCCTTTCCTTAACATCCTTCTTGCAAAAAGTACAGCGTTTAATTTCATAAATGTCATACCTTAATAGTTTAATCGGATATCCTTTTACGTGTACTTTTTTAGGTTGAACCGAATGAATAATAGATTGTTCTTTATGCCTGCAATACTTCTTAACTACCTTCAAAAATAAGTCTTTAATTAGTCCCATAGTATTTAGTTTATTAATTTTTTAAATATCTATAATGTTACTTCACAATCCCCGGTAGCAGAATGAGAATTTTTATTTGTAATCATAAATTCACTACACAAATTTTCAAGTGAATAGGAAGTTAAATTATATGCAGACTTTGACATTTTCATAGTATCATGTTTAGTGAATGTAGAAATTGACAATCCTTTGAAACGGTTTAAAATGTATTCGATTCTCGGAATATCAAATACATCTGAGTTATGCCCGATTAACCGTTCAATTTTGTTATCATTTAAAAACGAAACTATCTTTTCACATGCTAACTCAATATCAATGCCATTTTCAAGCTGATCAATGGTTATACCATTCACTAACATAGCATCTTCCTTATAAGATACCAATTCAGATAAATCATCCCTCAAATAAGGCTTAATATAGAATTGAAGCCTATCAATTTCATTGAATGATTCATCGATTGCGATCATTCCAATTTCACAAATCCCATTTTTAGTGATTGAAAAACCACCCGTCTCAATGTCTAAAATTGCATACATATTATTATTTATTTATATTTGTTTAAATCCTAATATCTCATTCAATAATCGTTGCCTTGGAACGTTAAATTTAATCCCGATCTCCGTAGTCAATTCCAAATTACACGGAATACCCAACACACTCACATATTCCCGAATAGCCAACAAATACGGTTCAAGATCCACATCATTTTCAATATTATCAACTACACTAATCAAATATGTTTTCCCTCTCAATTTTGGAACGTGTCCCTTTGGGAGTCGACCACCTTTACACATTCGAATCACTGTACTGTTGCTCTTTTCAATCTTAAATTCTCGTCTATATTCAGCGATAGTGTATTGATTCATATACATATTAGATTTAAAATGAATTTTGTAATGCAAAGATAAATGTATTTTTTCATTAAAATATTATATTTGCCAAAAAATTATTAGAAAATTGTGAAAATAAAAGACATTGTTAATGCTTCGAAAATTGCGTTTGCTGTATTGAAAGAGAATTTAACTCTTTCAAACATGGATAAAATGACAGATGACCAATTTTCTGCATTTACAGGATCGTATAATTCAGATAGTAAATATATTTTCAATCAAATAGGCACATCTTTTCAAACAGCAGCATATGACAATTGCCCCCCTTTACAATCAATAATTAACAAAAAGGCTCAGGCGATTACAAAGGGTAAATTGATTTGTGTTGACAGTGAAGAAAATGTAATCACATCAAAGGCGTTTGATGAGGCAATGAAAATACTCAGGAAGCCAAACGCATACCAAACAAAAAACCAATTTGAGCGAACACTTGAAACGTTTATCAATGTCTATGGTGCTGCCTATGTTTACAAGGTGAAGCCGGTAGGCTATGATAAAATCACAGGACTGATAATTATTCCTAACAATTGTATCACAATATCCTACAATAAGCCTTCAAATATTTTAAGCAACCAAGCAAAATTGATCCGGTATTATTCGATTACCATTTTCGGAATGACATTTATGTTAAGCGGCGATGATACCGATTTGATTTATGAAATTCAGGATACAAGCTGCAACCTTACACAAGGGTTTGAAATGCAACCAAAAAGCAGGATTGATGCATTAAGAAAACCAATACAAAATATTATTGGATCTTTGGAAAGCCGAAACCATTTGATTAAAAGGCGTGGTGCCGATGTGTTGTTAAGTCCTCAAGCAGGCAAAGGCGAATTAGGAATGGGCAATGAGTTTACTACTGAGCAAAAATTAGAAATTCAGCGAGATTATGAGCGTTATGGATTGCTAAACAATCAATTCAGCACAATGATTTCTAAGTATCCTACAACCGCTTCCAAAATTGGAATGGATGTCAGGCAATTAGGTTTATTTGATGGCGAAAATGCAGATCATAGGGCAATATCTCAGGCATTTGGTGTTCCTATTCCTTTAATCGGATTACCAGATACAACAAAATTTAATACCTATTTAGAAGCCAAAACAGAATTTTATGAGGATACTATCATACCGGACTCAGAAGTAATAAGCCAGGCATACGATGTTCTTTTTGATTCTGAAAAATATGGATATAAATTTTATTATGACTATTCTCATTTAGAATGTATGCAGAAGTCAACAAAAGATTCGGCAATGGGATTCAAAACGATGGTTGACGGATGTGTATTGGCTGTAACTAATGGAATGATGAAGGTGGAGGATGCAACAACCGTAATTAACGATTTTATAAAATGATACCACAGGACAAAAAATTAACCGACAAGGACATTAAAAAAATTGTCGAACAAAAGAAAAAACAAATTGATTCAAATCAAATAATCAATAAATGAAAGAGTTTGCAACAAAGGATCAACTTTTTAAATATTTAAAGGACAATAAAAGTCTTTTAATGGCAGAGAAAAAAGCAGCATTAAAATGCGCCGATGCTCTTTCTTATGGTTCTTTATCAACTTCAGGCATAACAAAATCGGGAATTAATAAAGCAATTGCAGAAATTGAAGCACCCGAACTTGATAAACTAAAAGTTAAAATTGTAATCAATACTACTAATTTACTTGACTCGCACGGTGACGTACATATCCCAGGACTTTGGAATAAAACCTTAAAAGAACAAAAGTTAATTTATCACATTCAGGAACATTGTTTGAAATTTGAAAATGTAATAAGCGATGATGTCATCGCAACGGCTCAATCGATGTTATGGTCAGAACTTGGCGAATCGTTCACCGGAAAAACAGAAGCCTTAATTTTTGATTCGGTAGTTAGTGAAGATCGTAACGAGTTCATGTTTGAACAGTATTTGAAAGGATATGTTAAACAACACTCAGTAGGGATGCGATATGTTTCATTATTTCTTTGTATCAACTCCATGGATGCTTATTATTCAGGCGAAAAAGATAATTGGGATAAATATATTACGCAAGTTGCAAACGTTGAACAGGCAACAGAACAGGGGTATTTTTGGGCGGTTACTGAAGCTAAATTAGTAGAAGGTTCAGCCGTAGTACTTGGATCAAACAGTGCAACCCCAACTTTACAAGTAAACGAATTTGTGCCGTCAGATGACACACAAAATAAGGATAAGACAGCCGAAATATTCACTGCCGACGAATTTAAAAAAGAATTAAAACAATTATTAAAAATTTAAAAACTAAAACTCATGACTCCAGAAGAAATGAAAGCCATATTGGCGGAAGAAACAAAAGCGTTCAAAGAATCCTTAAAGGATTTTTCCTCAAAAGAGGATATGAATAAGGCGTTAGCAGAATTTAAAGCCGACATGGAAAAGAAACTTGAAGGCAGTGTCGATGCAAAAGCATTTGAAACTCTTGAAAAAGCAATCATCAAACAAGGTGAAGCATTAGCAGCATTGAAATTACAAGGCGGAAACGCACCCGAAAAAACACTGAAACAGTTGCTTACCGAAAACAAAGAAGCAATTGATAAAATGATTGAAGAAGGTGGAGCCGGGCGTATTGAAATTAAAACCACTACAAAGGCGATTTCAGGTGCAAGTGTAACATCTGATACGAACGCTTATCGCATAGCAGGTTTACCAGGTGAAATTCACAGGGGAGTTCCTTATTTACGCAACTTATTTCAGGTTGTAAATTTGGGCGGAAATACTCACGGATCAGTAAAATGGTACGAACAATTATCGGTAACTAACAACGCAAGCACAACCGCCGGAGATCCTCGTTCAGTAGGCACAGCATCCAACTTGACTTGGGTTGAAAAAAATATCAGCGGAAAACGTATTGTTGATTGGTTAAAAATTGGAATGGACTCTTTGAAGGATGTTGATTTCGTACTTGGCGAAATTCAGCGTTTAGTTGAACGTAATATGCGTTTAAAAGAAAATGACCAATTGTTAAACGGCGATGGAACCGGAAATAACATCAAAGGTATTATTTCATATGCTCAGCCATTGGTAACATTGGGAGGCGGAAACATAACTAATCCAAACATCGTGGACATGACAGGTAAAATTGTTACTCAGATTGTAAATGGTCAAATGGGTGCCGCAAATCCTAATTATTGCATCGTTAATCGCGTTGATACGGACAAATTGCGATTTGCCAAAACATCACAAGGAGCTTACGTTTTTCCTCAGTTCGCAATGGGTACAGGAATGAATACAATGGCGGGTGTTTCAGCTGTTGAAAATCCTTTAGTTACTGCAAATACATTTTTAGCAGGTGATTTCTCTCTTGCCACTCTGTACGTATGGGATGACCTTGTTATTGAAATTGCACAAATCGAGGACGATAAAAAAACAGGCATGACTACTATTTTAGCTTATACCCGTGAAAATTTACGTGTTCAAACTGTAGATGCACAGGCATTTGTTTATGTTCCAAATGTAAACAACGCATTAACTGCAATGGCTACTGGTGTTGCAACAGTGTAATCAGAGTAATTTAATCTTAACTATAAAGGGTTGGTCAAATCGACTAACCCTTTTTTAATATTAACTTTCCAATGGACAACATAATTGATTATCAATATTTTTGGGGAAAACTTAAACTACCCTATTTAAATATTTCGCCATTTAAAGACACCCCCTCATCTCAAATTGCATCTAATGAAATAATGGAGTTGAACAGGAATATTGCCAGGTACCAAAAGGAATTTCTTATTAATTTATTTGGAAGTGAAGTTGTACCGGCGGAGGTTACTGGTTATTTAACGGACACTGCATCATTTATTTCACCACTTGCAAACTACGTATTTTGTAAGATACTTCCCAATAATCAGAGCACTGCAACGGCTTCAGGGGTAACAGTTAAACAAACAGAAGTTAGTCAGGTTGTTTTATCTCAATCAAAATATTCAGATGCGTGGAATGAGATGGTAGAAATGAATTTAATTATCAGGTCAAAGATTGACGAGTTAAATTTAACGGATACTTACCCTATCAGCATTTATTTTGAAGGTACGGAATACAAGAGGGATTTCTTCAGTAAACAATACTTCATATGATAATCACAGGTAAAACCAAACTCAAGGAAATGACAAGGATTTCACCGATCCTAAATCTTACCAATACCGACATATTAAAAGAATGTTCAAAATTTACTATGCCGGATAAAATAAGAGGAATTACACCCCTCAAATTTTATGATATGTCATTTAATAATTTAGGGTGGTTGTGGGATATTAAACAACCTAACGAGTTAATGACTGCTATTGTAGAAATATTCTTTTACTCAAAATTGAACCGGTTTAAAAAGTGGATTCATAAAGACTCTGAAAAATGGGCAGCACGTTGGCTATTTAATGCCCCCTTAATTGATTTCTATAATTTTGCAAACGAGGTATCAACCCGAATCAAACAAGAGGCAGAAGAGTTTAGTAAAATGAAATTGGATTTATCGAAAGATGAAAAAGCAGCCGGTTACGGACAGCCTGATAAAGATTCAATTGCAAAAATGAAAGATAGTTTTGCACGTAGGCAGGGGATAAGCTCATTGGAGGATGCAGGGAATTATTCATGGACTATTTACAGATTTGTTTTCCGTGTTGATATTGAAGAAGCAAACAGACAAAGAAAGTACAACGAAATAATCAGTAAAAAGCAAAATAAATGACAACATTCGATACGATATTTCAAGATTGTGCCCGAAAAAGCGGTTTTTCGTGGGTTTTTGCTTATGGTCAAAAGGATAAAAATATTCTAACAGACCGAAATATTACCGACTATCCCTGCATTTTACGAACCTTTAATGAACCATTACAGCCTTTATTTGATCCACAAAGAAGAGTGTCCCGGGACTTGAGTCTTTACATTATTCATGTAGGATTCAAACAGGTATCATCCGAGGATATTAACGCAAATTTAGAACAAATAATGTTCTCATTTATGGATTTTCGCAACCTATTAAGGAGTAAAGGTATTGAATGCACTCTTACTCAAAAGCCTTTCCCGAATTGGCAGAATTTAGATTGTGATGAATACGGATATGTCTTTAATATTACATGTACTTACAGCTTATGCCTCAATTAATCGGTCAAAAAGTAACGGACGTTTTAGCATTCGAGGGCAATATTTACAAACTAAAAGTTGTATCAAATATCCTTAAGGCAAAGAAAAATCGAAGCGGAGAAACGGTTCGAAGCATTCGGGTTGATACTCAAAATCAGGATTTAATTGTTTGGGGTCGTGAAAATTTCCACAACATGGAAACGGGGATAAGTCCTCAAGAGATGAAAGCCTCAATATCAACACTAAGTTATTTATCAGTTAGAAGCAATATAGCTGCATGGAGTAAATACTTACCTTTAGAATTTGTAAACGTTAAAGAAAGATTTATGTTTGCTTCAAACGTAGTAAGAAATATAGGTGAAAAAGGCTCTTTACTATTCCAACAAGGAGGTCGAAAAGATATTTATTCAAATGAAGAAGAAGCACTCTTAAAAAACATTTCCGATAAAGTAGGTCAAATAATCGTTAACACACAAATATTATGATAGTAGCTTTTTTACCCGAATACCGATATATTTTCAATCCAAATATCATTAAGGTAACGTGCTCCGATACAACTAATTCAACAAAGGAAATTACACTAACAAGCAATGAGATAACCCTTAAAAGAAATTGTATTGCATCGGTTGCCTATTTCGATTTATCGGTAATCTTTGAAAGTTATTTTTCGGGATCAGATTTTAAAATTGATTATTCAGAGCCATACGCAGATCCATTTTACAATGATTGCTTTATCACAATTTCAGCACCAGACGAAACAACTATCACGGATCAACATTTTTCATTAAGATGGGGAGCGTACCAATTTGACGAGGCAGAAATTGAAAGTATTAAATTTCCGTATTGGCCGGGCTTACCTTTTGCATTTAATTGTGATAAGAGTTATAACCTGTTTAATCAAATTGGTGGAGGTTTATCGGGTATTACAGGAAAAATGATCCCTTTTACAAGTACGGTTGCATTTTCTTTTGATTTTTGGACTGATTCAGCACACGAACAAACCCTCACATTTTACCCTGAAACAAACATTAGCGGTCACTATTTGCGATGGGCCGATGCTCATGGTAAACTATTTCACTATATGTTTTATAAAAATAGGGA